GAAGTTTTGAAGGTCTTTATGATTCAGGACACGTTACAACAAACGGTGAAGTGTTTGATCTTGACGCAGGATCTAATCCTGAAAAAGGCACACTCACTGCAGAATTTCTTACCTCAACTGTTGCTGGAAGCAAACAGTATACTGGTGAGATAATCATAACTTCAATTGAAAGAACTGCTTCTTTCGATGATCTTGTGACATTTACTGCCAATTTCCAAGGCAGTGGTGTATTGACAGAGAGTGCTGTATCATAAGCAATGTTGTCTTTCAAAGCAACCAAGATAGCAGAAACAATGCGGAGTCTCAAGAGAGACCGTGACTCCCTGTTGTCTGATTTTGCTGAGGATGTTTTACAGATAGCAAAAGCAAACACGCCAATTGACACTGGTAAGGCAAGAAGAGGTTGGCGTAAACGTAGAAGTCGTAAAGGCTTCAACATTGACAACAAAACGCCTTACATAGGATTGCTGGACTTTGATCCTAGTTTGAAAAGACCGCGTAGTAGACAAGCACCACGTGGTATCATCAAACCAACTGTAGAGTCCGCACGTTTAAAAAGGAGACTAGGAAGATGACAACACCAAACGTATTAAGCAAAGCAACCAAACATTTCAAACAACAATTGAATGGTGAATTGCAAAAAATATCAGTGCCGGAATGGGAGACTGATGTTTACTATAGATCAGTTTCAAGTTTTGCCACTGAAGGCAAAATTGTAGAACTACAACAACAAGGCAAAACTGTGGAGGCATTGGTGGAATCACTGATTGCCAAAGCACTAACACCTGCAGGTAAACCAATGTTTACAAGAATGGACAAAACAACTTTGTTAACACAGGTTGATCCAAAAATAATCATGCGTATCTGCACAGTGTTGAACAACACAACAACTGAATATGAGGTTGTTGAAAAAAACTAAAAGAGGATACTGAGTTACAACTTATTATGATGATATCTGAAACATTAGGTAAAAGCGTTCAAGAAACCATGCAACTCAGTGTCCATGAAATACAACTGTGGGGTGCATGGTTCAACAAGAAAAACGCCGACAGTAAAAAGACAATGAATAAAGGAAGACGTTAGTGGCTAACCAAAACATTACAATTACAGCAACTGATAAAACTGCCGGAGCATTTGGCAAAGTAAATCGAAACATCAAGTCAGTCAACACTGGCATGACCAGTATGCGTAAAATTGCTTTGGCGGCTGGAGGTGCTATTGCGGCAATTGGTGTTGGCAAAGCCATAACCAGCATTGTCAATATTGGAAATGAAATAGAAACATTGGAACTGCGATTACAAAATTTATTTGGTAGTGCAGAAGAAGGTGGCAGAGCATTTGAAGTATTGACTGAATTTGCTGGACGTGTTCCGTTCAGTTTGCAAGACATTGCATTGGCATCCGGTAACTTGGCCGTTGTGGCAGATGATGCCAACGAATTGGCGGATGTTTTACAAATCACAGGTAACGTTGCGGCAGTTACAGGACTTGACTTTAGAACCACAGCAGAACAGATACAAAGGGCCTTTGCAGGTGGTATTGGTAGTGCTGACATCTTTAGAGAAAGAGGTGTTAGGGCATTGTTAGGTTTCCAAGAAGGTGCCAAAGTATCCATAGAAGAAACAAGGAAAGCATTCATTAGGGAGTTCGGCCCAAACGGAGAGTTTGGTGGAGCCACTGACCAATTTGCACAAACATTGACAGGAACATTGTCCATGTTGAGTGATAAGTTGTTCAAGTTTCAAAAGACCATTGCAGAATCTTTCTTTGGTGAACTAAAAACACAGTTTGGCGATCTTGATCAGTTTTTAGAAGACAACGAAAAACAAATTACCAGCATTGCAACTGCCATTGGAACTGGATTGGCCAAAGCATTGAGAACAGTTGGCAATATTGCAGTGTTTGTCAAAGACAACATTGGATTGATCACTGGTGCATTTGTAACATTTTTTGCACTGAACGCCGCAGTTAAAATTATACAGGTAGCCAGAGCCATTAGTGCTGTGGTTATTGCATCAAGAGCCGCGGCAGCCATTACAGGTATTGGTTTGGCGGCAGTTGCGGCATCAATCGCCGCAGGAGCAGTTGCGGCGGCAGAAATGAACAAGTTGCTTGGAGATGTTGAAGACGACATTGCACAATCCAATGCCAATATCACAATGTTGGACAGTGCAACAACCACACTGGGCGAAACTGTAGCAACACTAACTGAAAACAACGAAGAATTAACTGAATCACAAGATGATGTGAACGAAAGCATCAGCAAAGCAGTAGCAATTTACAGGGCATTAAACGAACAACGAGATGAAGGCATCACAGGCTTAACCAATGAACAAAACAAACAAATCAAGGCAGATCTACAACGCAAAAAAGAATTAGACAATATTACCAAAGCGGCAAACATCTATAAAATTTTAAATGGACAAAGAGACGAAGGCATCATAGGACTTTCAGAGACAGAAAAAGAACAAATCAAACTTAACAAGGCAACTGAAGAAGGCACTTCACTAATTGGATCTTTCGGAGAAGGATTTAAAAGTCAAATGTTGGATGCTGTTGGTGTTGCACAACAATTAGAAGTAGCAGGAGCAAGAGCATTCAACCGATTGGCTGATTCATTGGCAGATTTTGTAATGACAGGAAAACTAGACTTCAAAGGACTTGCCAATTCTATTATTTCTGATTTGATTAGAATAGCGGCACAGGCAGCCATTACATTTGCAATTAAAAAAGCGGCATCGGCATTTGGGGGACCATTTGGTTTCCTAGCAGGCTTTTTGGCTGATGGTGGTAGAGCACAAGCAGGCAAACCATTTGTGGTTGGAGAAGAAGGACCAGAATTGTTTGTGCCAAAAACTACAGGCACAGTAATATCTAACAAAGATGCTACATCAACTGGACCAGGCATCAGCGGTGGTGGACCAGTTACAGTTAATTTCAACATAGTGGCCAACGATACCAGGGGATTTGACGAATTGTTGTTGTCACGCAGAGCAACCATACAAGGCATCATCAATGGTGCCTTGAATCAACGAGGCAAAGTAGGAGTTATCTAATGGCAGTTATCACAAGTTTTCCAACAGCACCAGGATTCGCCGCAATCAACTTTAGACAGATTGACGAAACCAAAGTAACCAAAACACAAAGTGGACGTGTGATTAGACACGGCAACGCAACCACAAGATGGGGAGCAACACTGCAATACCCATTGATGGAAAAAACAGAAATAAGACCAATCAAAGCATTTTTGGCACAACTCAAAGGCAGTTTGAATGAATTCGATGTCGTATTACCGGACATTTCTTCTCCCTTAGGTGATGCGACATCAAATCCATTTGATATGCGATCAAGTGCTTCTGTAGGAGCAACATCCGTTGACATACGTTTTGCAGACAGTTCATTGGATGACTCTACAGAAGGCACCAAAACATATTTGAAGCCAGGAGACTTGATACGTTTTTCAGGACACACCAAAGTGTATATGGTCACAGGTGATGTAACATCTGATTCAGCAGGCCAACTAACAATTAACTTTCAACCAGCATTGATTTCAGCAGTGGCAGTGAACGAAACTATCACAACCAATGATGTGCCCATTAGGATGCATCTTACAAATCAAGTGCAGGAATATCAACACACCACAGACAGTTTGGTGGCATTGGAAATTGATGTAGAAGAGGTAATCTAAATGGCAAGGGGATTGGATGATAACATCAACACAATACTTGCAGGTAATTCAATTACTTCCCATTGGTCGGCTCCGCCACGCTTTATACTAGCGTCTATGACTTGACCAGTTAAATCTTTATTATGCCACCTAGTCATCACTACAACTATTGCACCATTAGGCTGTAAACGCTGTCTAGGACCAGATGTGTACCATTCCCAGCAAGATTCTAAGGCACTAGGGCTTAACGCATCTTGTTCTGAGTGTGGATCATCAATAATCAATAAGTCTGCACCACGGCCCGTTATAGCTCCTCCTACGCCTGCTGCAAAGTATTCACCAC